CCCACTGGTGTATTTAAAACACAAGTTGTCTTATCCAACAATAAGTTATAACGAATACCTTGTTTATTCTTTTGTGTAGGACTTTTAAATGGGTATAAATCTTTAATTAACTCATTTTTTTTATCCTCATCGGTTATAGGGATGAATATAGAAACTTTAGCGTTTGGAAGTCCAAATCCCTTATTAGCTATAACTCTACCAACTACTACACCATAGTTAGCACAAAAAGGTTGGTACAAGTCTTCTTGAGTAATCTTGAGACTTAAAACCTCAAGAAAATCAAAATCCTGTTCCAACTTAAACCTAATATTCTCATCCTTACCAGGTATTGTCCTAATCCTAATTGACTCGTTCGCCATTAATATGTATTTTTAATATACTCATTGTCAGTATCAAAATATCCTTCTGCTACTGAACATGTTGTAACTTTATTGTCGAAATAACCAGTATATGTTGCCTCAAACGTTACACTGAAACGGAAATGTGTTCCTAACGGTAAACTTGTGAACTTATACTCATAATACGACTGACCTCTTACGAAATCTACAACACCATAATTTAATTGGTTGTTTGTATCAACGTCAAAGGTTTGAAGAATAAATTTACCAGTCACCGAGTTATTAGTAAATGATTCAGGTACGTACCAATTTGCCGTAAATTCAGGTACTTTTAAACTTCCATAATTGAAATCTAAAACACCGTTTTTACTTACAGCTAAAACTGTAATCACATCACCATTTATAAATGTAGACGTGTCTTTATTGAAAATTATTCTGCCGTCAAAAGAGGTACTTTTAAAGAATTGAGAGTTCTCAGCCAATTTAATACCATTAACAGTTACAATAATTGAATTGTTTTGGTCAATTGGTAGACTTGTGAAAAATTCATAAGTACCAGCAATAGTGTTAGAATTTAATGTATTATCACCTGATAACCTATAAGCTGGTGTTGCGTCAATTGTATATCCATCAAGAACTATTTGATCCATGAAGAATATTCCAAAATCTGTCGACCATGAATCAGGAACACCTATTATATAGGTAGCTAATAACCAATCTGTAATTTTAAGACTGTTTATTAATTCAATGATTGGTGGTGCACCAGAACCTTGGCTTATTAACCTATAATCATATTCATTGGTTAATTGAACCCCATTAAGAGTTAATATTAAAGTACCGTTTGAAGGTACTGAACCCAATAAGAAGTAGTTTAAATCACCATCAATAGATTGTGTTCCTCTTTGACCTGAAACACCATTAACATATAATCTATCAGTAACTAAAGTAAAATTTGGTTTTGTAACACCGCCAGGGAAAGGTAGTATTGGTTCAGGTGGGTCGATGACTGTCATAAAATAAGAGTCACCAATACCGATAATATTGTTTTGTATTGTACTATCCCATGTATTAAAACTTAAACCTGGGTTACAATCTTTACTTACAAATTTATAATAAGGTCTAACCATATACTGACCCCAATTTTTAGGTAATTTACCTTCTACAAATTGTTGGGTAACGGTTGTACTTGTGATTGCACTAAATTCTGTACAGCCATTAATAATTTCACTTCCGTCAATTATTTGTGTATAAGGTGGTATTGATACGAATCTATCGTCTGAAAATACTTTATAACAAAAATTACCTGTATAACCCGTATAATCTGTAGAACCTGTAAGTGTAAAATCAATGTTAAAATTAGGTGTGTAATCTAAGTTATAAACTGACGTACCACCAGTTGTACATGCTGTTAAGATAATTGGTAAATTATTACAATTTCTAAATGGCATACAACATAAATCACCACAAGCTGAAGGTAAATCTAAAATGAATTGTGTCATACCTGTGACAGATTCAATCCATTCATTAAAATCTTGAAAAGATTCGTTTAAAGATGTACAACAAGATGGTGTGATTAATGAATTATCATATTTGATAATGTTTAAAGGATCGAAACGATAATCGTTAAAATACCAACCAGTGGTACCATTTGGTGCTTGTGTCAACCAAATTTGTGAATCACCACAACTAAATTTATTTATTCGACCACAGACTGAATCTTCTATGTGTAAAGTAGTTGCTGATGTGATATTATATGTGTTATAAAATAACTCAACACTGTTAATAGCAGATCTAATACACGAATTAATATCTTCACAATCACCAGAATTAGTTGTTGGCACTGAATATAAATCAATAGGTAAATTACCAATAGTTGTATGTCCTATAAAAGTGTCAGGACATTTACATATAGTTTCAGCCCCAGATACATTAAATTCGGGACTAATAAAAACCTCTCTACAAACATTAACATCTGTTTTAATGTTATACACATTATCTAAACCAACATCACGCAGTAATTTAACCTCAGTAATTTCTTCCTGAGGAACTATTAATAATTCATTTTTTTTACACAAAAACCCCATATTATGCTACTATTGTTTGTATTATTGGTGCTGTAAATTTACTTCTATATGCCTGAAGGTCAATTCTTGAGTTAACCTCAGTTAAGATAATATTTTTAGATGTTACTAGACCTAAATCTTTAGTTTGAACAATATTAGGTGTGTTTGTAAGTTTTTCAGCGATTGTCGGAGTTGTACCTATTGGGGTAGAACTTACTCTTTGTGGTACCTCACTAACACCGCTACCAACTTGTATTGCTCCTGGTGGGAAAAATCCTGGTGGTACTGGTAATATACCTATTTCAGCTTCAGTAAGTTCAAAATCATAATCACAAGGATCAATAATAGTACAAGGTTCGTTACACCATCTTTCACCGGCAACCCATATTGTTGTGGCCGGTATAAACTGTTCCATAAATGGAATCCAAAAACTTTGAAAGGTTTTCTTATAATTCTCTAATTGATAAAGACTTAAATAACTTACCGTTGGTACTGTTGAAGCAGATGTTGTTATAGAACCACTTATTGGTACTACACATACATTATCAATCTGTACTGAACCTACTACACAAGACATTAATTATTAAATTATTTACCTCTTTCTGTTATATAAATAATACTCTTCAAATCCGTTCATCTTAACACTAGATGGGTTAAAATCGTTAAAGGTATCGTTATCAATTGCTGACAATAGATTTTTAACACCCAACATAACTAAACGTAAAGATGTGATATAATCATTATGTATATCTTCTGTTATACTTAATTTACCTGTAAAATCAATAGTATAGGGTGAACAACCTGTAAAAGATAACATATTACCTTGTTGATAAGGTGTTGGTCTACAGAATGTGAAGTTAGTCGTTCCCGTATATTGAGTACCGTCTCCTGTTAACCCAGATAAGCTATTCCAAAAAATATCCGATTTTTTTTGGTAATCTAAAACTAAATCCCAAAATTCTGTATAATAAGCCATATCCCATGATGGTTGACAACTATTAATCATTTGAGCATTACCAATAGTACTTGCCACGTACCATAAATTTAAAGCACTTAGAAAGGCATATTTTGTTTGATCTGCCACGATTTTTTGGTCTGCCCAAACTGTGTAATCGTTAAAAATCTCTTCTTTACTTTTTTGTTGACATCCGATAAGACCGGCTCCTATATAATCAGTTAAATCCATATTTTATTAAAATAAATCTTTTTTTATCCTATGACTAGGTAAATAACCATTAGACCATACAAATGATTTCATAGCTAATATTAATTGGGTTTTTGTTGAGAATACAAAATTTCTGTTTGCTAATTTATAAACGATACATTCATCAAACAAAGCATCGTATAAATTTGAACTCCAAATTTGTGATATACCATCCCAAGCATAACTAAGTGAAGTTTCATCAACATAAATGGTATCACCAGCATTACCAATTATAGCATTTAATTGAGCCAATGTTCTAACTTTTGGTAAATTTTTGGTGTCATAAAATTGTGTTAGAACACTGTCTTTATAACCGACCATCCTAGATTCAACTGTATATCCACTTATTGTTAAATTAGATGCCGTCCAACCACTATAAAAATTTAAAGATTTACCCATTGGATAGTTAACCACTGTCATAGGTCCTTTAAACCATGTTAATACTGGTGCTGTTTCTTTAATCTTTAAGGGACTTGGATCGAAATTATAATTTAAATCGGTTATATTTCTATCCCATATGTTAGATATGAAAGATAATAAATTATTATTCGTGTTAGCCACCAATTGGTTTCTACTGGCACGATAAGTATTGTTATAATCTTCGGGGTCAAAACCACAACCTAAATTATCTAATTCATAACATGTTGGTACACGTCTTATATCATCCATGAAATCCACATCTACAGATGGTAAATCAACTATCTGAATGTTTTCATTTGGTTGTGGTGTACAGTTAACTGATGGTAAAACAAGTGGGTCTATATAATGTGTGTAGACTGGATAACAAGTTTCACCTAAATATATGTGTTGTGTTGAGGCTTTATATCCATTTACATCTTCTACTGTTAATTTGACGTTGACAGAACCAATACTTCTACCATTATTAGTTATAGAATCATTGTTAATTGGTTGATATCTACCAACACTGTAAGAAGAGGCTGACATTGAGATTAAATTAACTGAAGATTGAGTTGTTTCACCAGAAAAAATAAACCCATCAAAAGGTCCTTGTGATATACTCCAAGTATATGTGTAAGGTGGTGTACCACCAACTACAGTTGAAGTTAAAGATGGAAATGATTTTGGTAACCCATTTTCAATCGAAACCGTTAAATTACCGTTAACCAAATCAACAACTTGTTGTAGTGTTGCTTTAAATGAAGAACCTGCCGGATCTTGTGTAGTATCGTTTGGGTTTACAATATGAATATAATCAGTGGTTGTTACCCCCGTTGCTGAACCTATGTCTGTTAGTCTTTGTGATGCCATGTATATAAATATTTTGTTCTCTTTTATTTATTGAAATATATAATTTTTACCATCCATAAATTGGAATTTATTTCCAGTTTGGAATAACTTCTGACCACAATCACTAATTGTATAAATAGAAAAATTAGTACCACCACTACATACAACGTCTATATTAACCGTGGTTGATGCTGTAAAAGGACCATAAGAATTTAACCCAGCGTAAACATAAACTTCAGAACCGTCTGTATTAACCAAATCAAAACTAACGTTATACATTTGTCCATCTGTTAAGACATTTTGTGATATCGTACCACCAGAATCTGCTTGATTATATGTCGCAGCTGTTGTTGCACTAAACCAAATCCAACTATCTACTAATGGTGATGTTGTCCACCCTGAAAGACTATAATCAAAAGTACTATTGGTTATTAAATTATCGATAACACAATCAATAGGTCTATAACAAACACTTGTATTAGCGGATAAAATATAACCGTCTGGACAACTTAAAGTAGTACCACTTATAGGACAATCAGCACACATATCAAATGTAAGCCCAAGTTCTTTAGTATTTAAAACTAAATTACTATGGTTTTCAAGAACACTTGATTGTTGAAAATAATCTGTATATCTCCAAGGAATGTCAGCGTCAAGACTAGGAGCGAAAGTTCTATCAATAGAACCATGTCCGTTTAATAAACCAAACTCACCTGTTGACCTAATGAACTCATCATAGGTTGATGTTCCAACCATTGATTTACCTGGGTTGTATACCCAAGATTTTTTGTTGTCAATTACTTTATTTAATGTGAATCCAGGACATTGTAAGTTATTAACCGTAATAATAGATTCATCGATAGGGCAAACCACTTTAATATCGTCAACAAAAATGTCGTAAGTACAACAACAATTTAAACCTTGGTAAATTTCTAATTCAAGACCAAAATTTAATGTCAAACCAGATGATGGTAGGGTTGCTTTAATCTCCACCCATCTATCAAAATAATCATTACTAGAATTATATTCTTTAGTTTGAACAACAAATTGGTTTAATATCGGATCAGTTAGAGATATTCTAGCTAAAATAGGGTTTGTTGGGTTATAACAACATGTGGTTGAAGATGTTACATTGACAGTTTCAGTTTTTGGTGTTATGTCAACAGCATTTACAACACTAACACCATTAGTAACAATAGCACCAGTATTAGGTGTTAATGTTATATCACAAACTACACCATCAATAACTATTGGGTCTGCTGGTGGGTCAGGAATTGGACTACAAGGGTTTTCAGGTTTACCGAAATAAACCCACATAGATAATTCTAAATCTGAAGCACACGGTGGTACTTCCATTAGTTTATCATTTAATGTGAATGCTACTGGTAAACAATCTTCTTTAGCTACAGCATAACAACGTTGACCCTGCCAAACCCAAGGAAGTTCATAATCTTTTATTAGTCTATTACAACAAGCCTCAGAAATTGGTTGTCCACTTTCAACGAAGGTTATAATCTGTATTGGGTTATTAAAAGGATCTAAAGTAGATGTTGTTTGTACTTGAGTGATATCGATATCACATTGGTCAACAATTGGTTGACACATACATTGACTAGCATTACCATCCCAATAACCACCAATTTGGTCACAAATACCTTTAGTAACGGGTATAGGTGTGTTTGATACATCACCAAAATTAACATAAAAACCACCTGTAGTTGATAAAGCATTTGATATCAATAATCTAGCTTCTGTTTGAGATGCTGGGTCGTTGGTATTGAAAAAGTTGGTTATAACAAAATTCATTTGTTGATTTGTTAAACCTAACCCACCACCTATCGATACACTGTTTACTGATAAAAAAGCCGTACCTTCAGGTGTTGAAACAAATATCACAAACTCATCCATCGTTGAAATACAGTTTGGTGTATATGTTTCTTCTGTTGGTGCTTGACATAAACAAACACCATCTTTAAAAGTACCTTTTGCTGATGAACAACAAGCCTCAGTCACTAACTCACCTGTTGATGTTTGTACATAAAATGTTTGACCACTATTTGATACAATGTCTACAATGTGTTGCCATAAAATAGGTGACGATATTTGTAAACTTTGGTCGTGATTGGTTATATATGTGTCATTCCACCAATCAAAACTAGTACAATCAACACAAGTTAAATCCGTAGGACATAAATCAACAATAGGTCCAACATCAATCGGACTACCTACGGATTTATACAAACAACATGTTGGACAAGCTTCTAAAGCTGTAGGATCATAATTTGCTGCTAAAGGATCCATACATCCTATTTTTGTTACCCCATTGTTTGCTACTGATTTTGTTGCCATACTTATAATTATTTTTTAATCTGTTTTTTTTAGTATAAGTAGTAAGGAATTATAATATAATCTAAATCATTATACTTACTTGGTGAACCAGGTATTAAAGGTTGTGTTGGTGGACAACTATAATTAAATGGTACTGATGCATCTACAAATTGGATTGAATCGTAATTTGTTAATGAATTTTTATTTAAGAAGATGATACCTTTAACAGCTACTCTATTTATCTCTTCTGGTTGACCGTAGAACTCAGAAAAAGATATACTATAAAAGAATGAGGAAACTGGTGGACATACATATGAAGAACCACTATTTGCTCTACCTGTTACAACATCAGTATACTTACTAATTAAATTATATGTTGATGGTGGTAATGATAAATTACCTAAGTTTAGAGTGTTACCAACAGCTAATGACGTATTATCCAAATCTTTCAATTTGAATGCTAATGGAGCTGTTTGATATCCATAAACAAGGTTATTACCTGTATAGTTACTAACAATTTCAATACCGTAATTAGCTAAATCTAAACTATTGGTTATAGCGTTTAAATTACTGTTTGTTGTCAATTTCAATATAAAATCATTACCAGTGACATTAACAGTTATTGTTTGTCCAACACCCACAGATACACCGTTAGCCTTACCAGCGTAAGTTCCGTTGTTTGTTACTTTAATTTGTACTAAATTTGTACCATAAGTAACAGAATCATTGTAGTGTGTGAAACCATAATTACCACCGTAATCTGCGTAATTTATTGTAGTACCATATTGTATTAGATAGAAATTATAATCTCTAATGTAATAATTTTGATACCCATTAAGCATACCAGGTTGTTCATTAAACTGTCTCATCATAGTATTTCTAGTACTATCACCAAATTCACTATATATGGTACCAAAATTTAATGAAACCTCTTTCGTTACAATTTTAGGTGTAGAACCAGAGGAAACGGTAACACCACCCGTAACTACTGGAGGTGGGAACTGTAAACATCTACTGTTAGTAGTATCCCAAGTAAATCCGTAGTCAGTACAACAATTTTGTGTCATATCAGTACCTTTTATACCGTCTTTAACTACGGACACACAACTTCCAATTGAACAATCATCAACATACATTATATCGGTAGGACATGCAGTACAGAAGGCTTTAAGTCCTAGTTTATTAGCGTAAGACATGCCAACATTATCTTGTAATGGATTACCACTTGCTACATTAATAGTACCGTCAGTCCAACTATAACCAAGTGTTGTACAACAATTTTGACTTAAAAGATTACCACCTGCATCGATGAATACGTGATTACTATTCACAGTAAAACCAGCACATGGGTCTACGGTTGGGGGTTTCATACAATAAAATTTATCACCAACTTTTGTCCATGTACCACCTTTTAATGTACAACAACTTTGATTTTTAATTGGTTTATTGGAAACGTCTTGAATTAAACAGCCATATGTTTTAAATAATTCACTTGTTGCTCTAACAATATATGATGATGGTGAAATACCTAAATCTGGAGTCCACCCTAATGATGTTGCCACTGAAACCAAATTAGACTCACCAATTGATAGTATTAGTTCTTCTGGGTTACAAATTGTTTGAATTTGACTGTCAGGTGGACACCAATAACAAGTAAAAGGTTGTGTTAAATTATTTTGTGTTGGTGAAAACAGACTAGTTGCCGAAACAGTTTCAGTTTTTATCGAAACTGCCCTACTAGGGGGTACTTCCGTAAGACGTAAAATTCCACTTGATTTGGCACAGGCAGAATCAAGACATTTACCATTAAACCATACAACATCAACCCCTAATGTGTTTCTATCACAACAAGATTGTGCTACAGTTTGTTTAGTTGCACTGTCTAAAATAACACAAGGACCGTACACACTATCAGGAGCCGATTCCATTATTGTTTTAGCGTTAGGACATACCGTAACTGGGTTTAAAATTTCTGTTGGTAGCCAATATGTGTGACAACATTCTTGGTTAGTAATGGGTACAAGAGGTCCTTTTACTGATGTAGTTGTGTAAACAATACCGTCTTGTCCAAATATTGTATCACCACAAGGTGGAGTACAAATTTTACCATCACCAGTTGTGAAATTAATGTGCATTGAATATGTGTCACCACTAGGTACACCGTATTTAGGTGAATCACTACCACCTACATAAGTCAATCCCGCTGTATTAACTATAGCATTAGTTGTTAAACCATTGTTTAATGTTTCTGCGTATGGTGTTCCGTAATAAGGTACAGGCAATCCATTTTGGTCGAAAATAAATGTACCATCATTGTAATTATTAAAATAATTCTTATGTATTGTAACCAATGTTGATCCAGTTATTAATTGGTCAAAATCCGATATAAAACATTTAAATTGGTCGAAGTAATTTTGACCATAGTCATAAGTACCAATATGTGGGTTATTACCAACAGTAGATTCATTACCACCGTTATACCAAAAACCATTCATTTGGAAATAGTTGTCGTTAGTTTCTAACGGTATTCTAGGGAAACCATAACTATCCATTGGTAAATCACTCTCTGTGATTGGTGTGAACATTAGCCCACCATATATTTTAGTTATCTCATCCCATACAGAATTGAAGTCTAACTTATTTTCAGCCAAATAAATGTATTCATCAAGAGTTACCATACAACCTGGTATGTTGAATAAATTGAAAAAGAACTCGATTACTTTTCTTGTTCCTTTAGATTTAAATAACCACCATGCATTTATAACTAATCTTCTCCATAGTTCAATATCTAACTCTTTTGCTGATAAACTTCTTGAATGCCCACTGAAGACAGTCTCATAAGAAGGTTGTATTTGTTGTTGTAAATCAAAGTTATCAGTAGTGACTGTTAATAAAACATCAAAACCTAAATTCTTAGCCATTATCTTGATTAACTCGTCTGAAGTGTTATCAAGTTTGTTATATGTCACAACATTAGCAAAAGAAATACCGTCAATATATTTTTTAACTTGGTCAAACTCCCTACCGTAAATTCTCAACATTTTTGTTGCCTTTCTACCATAGATTTCGTCACCACCACCGTCTGTATCGAATTCATGAATAGATTCAGAAACAAATCTTCTGGAAACTAAGTCAGTTTTAAAACTATCAAATAACGACGCCATCTCCAACATATTTTCAACATAAGTTGCGTAGTCATTAGTATTAATATCCAAGTTATAACCATCAGTTACAGGCCAAGTAAGGTTTCTATCATTAAAGACAATAAACCCATCGGCTTCTTGTGGTACTGTAAATGAAGATGTGTATATAGGTACTGTTAATCTATTTAATAAAATCTTTTCAAAATCCTCTAATTGTGTAAAAAACAATTCCACCTCATTATCGTTTGGTTTAAGATGGTAAGTCATCTGACCGAATGTTGATGCAGTTAAAGAAGGAAATGGATTACCTTTTGTGACAACTTTAATATAAGGGTAACTAACTGAAGAACCTGTATAACCTATTACGTTAACTTGTGTACTACCGTTTTGTATTACATATTGGTTATAATCCCTAGATAAATTAAAAATGTCTGAAGGGGTAAGATTACTGAAATCACTGTTGTTATCAACAATCAATTCAAAAGGATTACTAATAACACTTTTAGGTATTAAAAATGTTGCCTTATCGTTACCACTATCATATGAAAACGATAATACTGTATTTACAGGTACGTTAGATGTTAAAGTTGGGTTTAGATAGATAGAACCTTTCCATTTTGAAATTATCTGTTCAATTGTTACCCTAGCAAACTCATAAAAACTACCAAAATAAACATACCTGTCGATTTTATTAATATCAAAATTAAGTCTAACATTTAAATCGTTAGACATTAATATTGTGGAGGTGTTATTTGTTAATTGTAGATTTTCTAGGTCATAATAATTTGACCATTCACCACCTAAAGTGAAGTTTTTATTTATCTTCCTATCTAAATTGGTTGTGATTTGAAAATTACCAAAAGTAAAAAGGGATGCCCCGTCAGTAAATTGTAAACCAACTAGATTTGGAGAGAAGTCACCTTCTCTTCTTTTATATGCGTCCGTGAGGGAACGAGGTACAACTTTAACTGTTGACATTATAACGTAGGGATGTTCGTAATTGTATTGAAGTCTTTAGTGAAATCAATATTATTAACCAACTGACGAACTTCATGTAATGGTTCACCACTGAATTGGTCTTGAATTTCGTATAAATTGTATTGTTTATAAATACGGTTTTGAAAGTCATAGATAGTGTATTTACCGTCAACAATTGATTTAATTTGGTTACCATAAATACCGTAAGCTAATGTTTCAATATCGTATTCAACCATGTCAATCTCTAAACTAACTGGGTTAAAAAATGTGTTTGTGATTGAAATTTCTTGACCTGCAACCCCAATATCAGGGAATTGATTAGGTCTAACATTTGGTGCTGAACTTGGTGTTAGAGTACAAAAAACTAAGTTAGAAGTATCGTTAAAACGATATCTTACTGCCTTTTGTGTTGTGTTAGATAAGTTAGCATTAACAGGTTCAGTTCTGTTGGCTGATGTTATAACTCTAAAAAAGTTAGGTATTCTAGCCCCAGTTGTACTGTTATAATATTCTACTCTATACCCAATTAAACTACTAGCATCTTGTATACCTAAAACATTCATATCTAAAACAATACCTTTAACATCAGGGAATGCAGCTAAAACACCACAATCGGTTATTTTAGATCTAATTTCTTTTGGTTTGATGATGACTGTATAGATTCCTTTAGCAGAAAAGTTAGCCACAGGTAATTGTAAATTATATAAACCATCAAATAATGGTATCCCACTAGAATTAGGTGTGGGGTGATTAAACCTAGAAATAACTTGACTAGGTACTAATGATTGTAAAGGTATAGATGGTTTAACATCTCTTGATGGTGAATATGTGTAGTAAATCTCCATGTCATCAGTCGTAACTGTTGCTGGTCTAACTATTCCGTAATTTCCTGTTGCCATTTTTTATCTATTTTCTGTAATATTGTAATATCCGTTTCTGTATGCCACCAATTGGTCTAATGTTTTAGATTCTGATAGTCTTGAATGACGCTCAAAAACTGCCACACTCATCCTTTCTATAAATAGCTCGTCACTTACTTTTGGTGGGAAAACTAACCCCATTTTAGCCTCTTCTTTTATGTCAAAAGTATTTTGTTTATTTGGTGATACTATGTATGGTTCAAAATCTAATCCAGATGATGATGTACTAAAAGTTGTTGGGTTTTGTGTTAAATTATTAAGATAAGCCTGTGACGAGTTATCATTTACAGGTTTTTTTGTTAACGTTGTAATATAATTAATATCACCTATTGTATAATATACTCTAGTTACAGCTGTTAATGTTACAGGATCGTAATCTAAACCTGTCACACCATTAACACCAATGACATATGGGGTAACCCTATTATAGGTAGAAACTACGTCTAACTTATTTGATGTAAATCCTGTTATCATATTATACTAATGTTATTGTTGATGATGTTATACTACATCCATTATAATCTGTTACGGTAACAGTTAAGTTAGTACCAGTACAATGTGAATTAGATGTTAATAATGTACTTCCATCACTCCATAAAATAGTGTAAGGATGAACACCACCGTTAATATCTATTATTGCCTGTCTACAATTTCCACAACCACAAGGACTACAAATTACAGAACTTCCTGGTACACCTGTTGTTGTTACAGTACCACAAGTATCATCTTCAGCGTTAATTATACCCAATGTCATTGTTAAAGGCATTGGTGGTTGAGTTATGTTTACTACCGTTGTAGCTGAACAATTACCACTATCTACTGCTGTTAATATATGTGTACCAGCTGAGGCTGTTATACCTGTAATAGCGGGTGGTCCTGTGACAGTTGCTTTTAAAACACCATCTAAATAGTATTTTATTGGGTTGTTTGGTATTGCCGGTGCGAAAGTACTAGTTGTGTATAAAGTATGTGCCGTAATAACAATTGAACCCCCAAAACAACCAATATCATAACCACTAGGTGACGGTGATGGTAAGGTGTACCCAATTGTAAACTGTGGTCTTTGTATTAATGTGACTGATTGTGTCGGTCCAGGACAACCGTTAGCGTCTTTAATTGTAACACTGTAATTACCAACATCTAAATTGTTTAATGTAACAACACCAGTTTCTTGTACCAATAACTGGCTGTTTAAGAAAACATCCATACTGTATGGTGCAACACCACCTGAAGGTGTTAAAGTTATTGAACCATTTTGTGAGCCGTAACAACTTATATCTGTAGGTGTTAATGATAAACTAACTTGTGTTGGTTGTGTTATGTTTATAACAGGTAGAGTTGTAAAATTACCAACACCATCAAAAATTTGAGCCACATAACTACCAGAAGGTAAGTTATTGAAAGTACCTGTCGTGTTAGTTGTATTCACAGGACCTGTAATAGTATATGTATAACCTGTTGGTGCAATACCACCTGAAGCAGTTAATACAATAATCCCTGTACTACCTCCAAAACAATTGATGTTTGTTGTAGTTACAACACTGCCAGATATTGCCGATGGTTGTGTAATTGTAAAAATTTGTGATACTTGAGTACCGCTTGCATCTTTTATTGCAACTGTATAAACACCAGCACATAATGATGAAACCGATGATGATGTTCCGTAAGTTACACAAGAAGGTAGGTTACATAAACCGCTTGAAGTAACACCTGAATACCACAAATAGGTATATGGAGGATTACCCCCGTTTGGTGTGACACTAGCAGAACCATTACATCCAATGGTTGCATTTGTTTGTGAATTTTGGGTTAATAAACTAGCACTCAATCCTTGTGGTTGTGATAAGAAATGTGTTGAATATGTTATATCACAGTTAGCATCCACAACTTTTAATGTGTAATTACCTGAAGCTAAATTACTAATAGTTAAAGTGTTGGCTGTATATCCGTTAGGACCAACCCAACTAATTGTTTGTGGTGCTAAACAACCAGAAACTAAAGCTGATAAACTACCGTTATTAGCGTTAAAATATGTAATTGGTGTTTCTGTAATATTAACAACACAATTATTTAAAGTTAAACAAGATTTTTGTGAGGTACCAGTGTTACCCGTGGTATTCCAAACACCTGACAAATCAACAATTTCATAAACTGGATTACTAGTGTCTGTATAGATACCAATATCTTCAAAATTTTGTTTAAGAAAGAATGGGAAATACAAAGTAGTTCCTGTCACAACTAATAAATTAGTTCTGTCAAAATCATCATACCCAACCGTTCTTTTATAAATTTCCATTATACCATAATAAATTCAGTTAGTGTTATTGTGTTTATACTATTTTGACCAAAAGGTACATAAGGTCTAAAATTAAAACCACCGTTATTCAATTTAGGGTTTATAATTTCGACAGCACTTGTTCTCCAATCTCTATTATTAGGATCACTATATTGTACAGCATTTAACGGTTGGTTAAGTGATGTCACATATGAAGGTATGTTGATGAATCTACTAACATTACCTGTCTTTGCATTAAAAAATCTAGCATCCATATAGACAATTCTATTATTATTATTTTGACTAAAATAGTCATCATTTCTTAACCAATACAACCTATTGAAAGGAATTATTGGTTCAACGGTTTCATTAACATCTAAATCTTCAGTAAAGATTAAGTTATTAGTATCACCACTGTTAGTATCATAAAAATATAGTCTAAAAAAACTTTTTTTAAACCCGTTCCTTTTTTTATTAACATCTATATTTGTAAAATCTGCCGACTCATAAGATGTTGTATAAGTAGAAAAAGTCTTATCCCAAAATTGGAATTTTATTATCATTCCCATATTTGAGTTTGCTGAGGTGTCAGAAAAAGTATATTTTGCTGTTTCAGCATCAAAAGTGGGGTTTATAGCTTTCTTTCTTTCAGCTAAAACAATATCTTGGACATCTTCACCGTAGTCAACAGGGAAAAAATCTAATGAAATAGGTATTAATAATGATTTATAGTCACCACTTAAAGTACCACCACTAACTGTAAATGTTTGTCCAGTTACAGTTTGAAAATTATTTCTTATTTGATATTTTAACATTCGTCTTTTTTATTGATACTTACTCTAGCGTCATCCTGATTAATTTGATTGGTTGGTTTTTGTCTTCTAACAAATAAATTGTGGTTAAAATAAAAATATTGTGAACCATTAACAAAAGGATATTCAACACCGTTATCACCCTCTTCAAAATAACCTATAGTTAATAAATCCCTCCAAGCTATTGAACCGTCAGCATATGTTTCATAATTACCTGGTATATCTATCATAATCTCATTAGCTTGTGCTGTTTCGATTACGTTTGAATGCTGTCTGATTTGTAACTTTTTAAAAGGTTTGTAGTAGTACCCTTCAGCAAAAGGACTGGAATTTAAACCAAACCTATGAACCACTTCAGAAATAGTTCTTTCTTTAATTTCCCTACTGTTATAATCAATAAAGTCACCGATGTATTTACTACCTTCAGTTGGTTGTATATCACCATTACTATCAATAGTTTCTGTTCTAGGTGAACTCTTTTCTACTGATCCAATACCAGATGTATTCCATTTTGATATATCCTCTAACCCATTGGTTGTGTCTATATCAGAATAGTTAAAATCCCAATCAGCGGTAACATTTGACCAATCATATGGGTTTTTACCAGACCTTTTAATTATTGTATAATATAATTCCGAAATAGAACCACCTCTGTTATCGACAATTCTTTCCACGCTTATATCCCTATCGAATTGGAATAACCAAGTATCGTTTGCCGTACCTATTGTGACATCAGAAACATCACTATAAACACCACTACTAAAAGCACATGGGTAAACACTGTAATCATTAGATGTTAAAACCTCAAATTTTCTGATATAATACTCAGAAGGTGTGCCATCTAAACGTCTCCATAAAGGTTGTGGTGAAGGGGTAAGTGTTACACCTTTAGCTATACCCATATCTAGTTTAATTACAAAGCTTGTTGTGTTAATAATATTATAAACCCTCCATAAACCGTTTAGAAGTAAACTAGAAGCACCTGTTCTGATATCAACAAAATCATTTATTAAAAGATTATGTGGTGTTGTAGAATTTATCATTAAGTATCTATCCTCACCAACAAGATAAGAACCAAAAGTGGAACCACTAATATCCGTTGCTGTTACAGTACTTAAAGTTAATGGACTATCAAATCTTAAATCATCAAAAGACGGTTCAAATATTCTCATAAAGTTACCAAAACCTAAAGGTACAGATGTGAGGTCAACAATTGTTTCTAATGTTAAATCTCTTTTTTGGTTATCACCGTTAATACCTAATTCACTAATCTTATGGAAACCCTGTATAGGACTGAATGATGAATTACTGTATAAATAAATGTAATCACCTACACTCATATTATGTGATTGAACACCTTTAACTGTTAATAATGTGACACTATTTGAAACTATTGTCCCCAATTCTTCATATTGGAAACCTCTAAAAGCATCAGACACTATCGTACCAGATGTTGTTCTAGCTTGTATTGTATATTTGTAATCCATTGTCGATGGATATGTTACTTGCATAACCCAATTATTGGGTGTTGTAGCTGGATTACCATAGAATAAAGGATCCCACATACTATTTGTTGCATCAACCGATAAAACGTTTGAAGTGTATATATTTAATTTACCGTTGAATCTATATGTTTTGGATTTTTGCCTTTCTTCCTCAAAAACTTGATGTAAGTTCACAATATCAATAATATCATATTCAGTTAGTGGTTTTGTTTTCTCCTCTAACTGTAACTGTACATTGGTATTCTGATCGGTAGCTAATTTATATCTTTTACTACCAATTAAATTTTTAATATAATTTCTATCCATTAAGATTTAACCCTTACTTTAATATCCGATTGTGGGTATTTTATTTCAAACATTGTGTCATACTCACCAAATAATGCAAAGTCATTTGTTAAATCAATTTGTCTTGTAACATTATCAAAGTAAGCTTGTGAAGTTGCGTTAGTAGAATAATTACCACCAACTTTGTTATAAACTTTGATATCAACAACGTTTAATACACCAGACACATTATTGATAGCTTCAATTAATTGAGCTAGATATATGTTTTGACCCATTTGCCATTTGTTAATATCGAAATAGGTTTTTACTGTATTAATTACGTTATTAATAATTTCACCTTGATTGTATATTTTATCCACATATAAATCGATGTCGAAAGCTAAATTGATGATTTTACCATCACGAACTAAAACATAATCATTAATCATTCGATAATCAGCTAACCAAGTAGCCATATTCTCTTTTAGTGTGTTAGTAGATGTATTACTTAGTTTACCATCAGGACCTAATCCTAATATAGCGAATTCAACTTTGTTTTGTCTTTCAGCTGTCTGCATTCTAAAAGGAACCCCGTATTTACCTGGCATTTTAAACACTGTAGCCACATAATCTTTAATTGTTACAGCTCTGTTTTGTGATGCAAAATTATACTTAGTCATCCATCTAATTTCATCAATTGAAGGCTCGTTAGCACCACCAAATGAAGGTATCGGGTTGTTAACTTTTAATGAGGATTTTACAAACTGATTGTTTGATGCCACAGGACCGTTAACTACCATATCCACAAGACCAACACTGTTAATTACATTAGCACCAATATTTGAGGTTGCTCCCCCACCAACTCGATATCTAACATATAAAGTAGAGTTTGGTTTTGGTACCTCACCTAAAGCAGTACTATTAAAGAAATTAGCTATTTGTAAAATATATTGATTAGTTGTATATTGTTGTAAAGCTTGTTGGTCTGAGAAACCAGAACCAAACGTTACCTTACAGAAACCAGTATCAGTATATTCTTTAACAAATTTTCTGTTAACAGATATCCATTTACCTGGCATAACACCACTATTGTCACTACTTCTTGTTGGATCATCAACAAATATTTTATCTTCAGCTAAAGAATCTGTTTCATACCATCTTATATTAGGGTCTAAAAATTCTGAGGTAGTTGGGTTGTTGACAAATGTGGTACCGTCTTTAGTGATAATTTGTTCAACTGAAATAACATTAATATCAGGTAATACAACCTCTAAGAAAGGTACTGCGTCATTAGATGTTAATACTTTTTTAAACACTTTGGTGATACCGTTACTAACTATTTCTCTCTTAACTAGTGTGTAGTTGATTATTGTGTTGTTAGCATCAATATTAGGTATTATCAATCTATTTGGTATACCTCCCGTACTGAATGGTGATGAAAAATCTATATCAGTTAATGTTTCAAATGTTTGTCCAGCCCCAGCAACTTGTGTACCGTATTTAATTATCGGTGCATATCTAATATCGAAAGTGTCACCATACACAGGTACCACAACCGAGAAGTCAACTAATGTAACTGAAGACCTTTTACCAGGTATTTTCAACCCTAAAGTTCTAGCAATATTCATTACCGACCTTCTTTCTTGTGCGTAATCAATTTGAGTTTCAGTGAACATCCTATCTGTATGATAAGATAACATGTCAGCCGTAGCCGCATTTAACTCTATTAACATCGTACCAATAGACGCGTCATTAAAATCTTGGTATAATTCTGGGTAAAAATGTTGTACATAACTTACAAGTTCACCTTTAACATCTGCGAAGTTCCTCGCGAAATAATTAATTTTTTTCTCTGCCATATTTTTATAGTTTTAAAGCAACAAAATCTGATGATTGAAATGCCCTTGTTGTTACAACATAATCAATTCTAACTAAGACAGAATGGTTTCTATCGTCTTCATTAGCTACTGATGCGTCAGCCGGTGTAACAGTTAATTGTGTTATTGTTAAATTAGGGATGAATTTTCTCACCGCCTCACTTATTTCATTCTTAATACCAACTGTTGAAGTATCGTCATTTGGTTCAAATAAGTATTGTCTTAAATTAGCCCCAAAATCTGGTAGATATAATCTCTCACCTTTATTGGTTAACAATAAGTGAATCAAATCCGACTTAATAGCCTGTTTTGAGTCAGTATTCATTTTCA